CGCAATGGCCTGCCCCGTTCCCGACTCTTTGAGCCGCCCCGGATGATCAGTCCGGAGGCTTTGCCCTCAAATCGTTTTACTTCTTAGACTCTTCCTTCTGTTTGGTCTTCACTTCTCCCGCATAGCTTTTTCCGCTCAGAAAGCAAATGCGGATGTACTCATTCGCTTTCAATCCGCGTTCCTTGTTCGGGCCGGAAATCGTCCTGACGCGCCCTCCGTCGGAAACGCACTTTTCAAAACCGGCCGGCATACGGCCTCCTACGACTCTCCGTTCACCTTGAAAAACGGCTCCAACTGCGCTAGATCCGAAGCCGAAAGCAGGTTGCCCTGCTCCTTGCCCGCGAGATCCATCAGGCCGTCGAGCGTCATGTCGAACGGCGCAAGATCGCATTCGGTCGCCAGCATTTTCCCGAACTCTGTCGAGAATGTGGCGTGTTCCGGAGTGCCCGGATTCAGACTGACATCCCCTTCCGGCTTGCCCGCTGCCTCGCGTATGAGTTTCACGCGCTGAGTCTCGATGATGCCCGCCTCCGCCTCTACCTTTCTGAGATACTTCAGGAGCCCGTATGCGGTATGGCTCGGCAGTTTCAGGGCGGCAAGCCGTTGCCAGGCCGCTCCGGCGCTCTGAATGTTTACAAGTCTCAATGGTTCGCTCATTGTGCGTATCCCTTCGCCTCCCGTTTAGAAGTTTTCGTTGTCGTACACCGGAATATATCCGGCGGTCGTGCCGATCATGACCTTGAGCGCGTGGCTGGTGTTTCCGCTCGGAGCTGCGGCTACCGCCTTGATGCCGTGCGCGTAAGTATCGCTCGCGGCCTTGAACCGGATCGCCACAAGCGCGTCCTCGATGTGAAGCGCTTCGGCCCAGGTCACGCCGCTCCCGGCCTTCCGGCAGGCGAACGCGGCATGGACGCCACCGCTCGTGATCGAGACCGTGGTGGCGATATTGACCGACAGGAATCCCGCCAGCACACCGGTTGCCCCGACCGTAATCGTAGCCCCGCCTATGCGGGCGATCACGCCGGCGCAACCGACCGCATCCCCGGCGCTGACCGTGGCGGCCGTGTTGACCTCGAACGTCCCCATGAGGCCCGAATGCAGATGGGCGTAGGTGACGTTCTTGGCCACAACCTGGCCGATCAGTCCGTAGGCTTCGTGGGCGCAGGTGATCCCGTTGATGACATGCCGGTATCTCCCGGCCTTGGCGCTGTAGGCGCTCGTGAGATCGGCGTTGCTTTCCGCGAAAACAGCCACAACGTCGAGTTGTCCATCGGCGTAATAGTCGTGGGCCGTGCTGAACCTGATGGCGCTTCCCAGAGCCGCCGACCCGACCCAGTTCCCGACCCGGATGGCCGTAGTGACGGTCCCGAACGGCATGTAAATGCCCATCGTCCACGGATACGACGTGCTGTAGCAGCTCGTCGCCAGCGCAACCGAACTGCCGGCGGCCAACGCCGCTCCCGCGTTATTGAACGCCAGGAATCCGGCCAGTGGAGTGGTTGCCGTGATTGCCGCGTGCCCGCCGACGCGCGCGGTGACGGCTGCGTGCCCGACCACGTAAGCGGAATTTAGCGTCACTCCGCTCGTGTGGCCCTCGAAAGTGCCTATGAGCCCGGCATGGAGATGCGTCATGCTCGATGACTTCGCGACGATCTGGCCCATCACGCCGTAGGTCTCGTGAGTGACGTTCGTGCTGTTGACGAGGTGGCGGAATCGCCCGCACTTGGCGCTGTAGCCCGCGCCCAGGTCCGATGAGCTCTCGCCGAAAATTCCAACCGTGTCAAGTTGGCCGTCGGCATAGAAATCCTGACCAGTGGCGAACGGAATCGCGCTACCCGTGGCCCCGGCGCTTGCGAATTTGCCCACCCTGATTCCGGTCACGACCGTACCGGCGGGCATGCAGAGGCCGATGTCCCATTTCTGCTTGGTCGAGTAAATTCCCGCGTAGAATGCGGCCAGGATGCCGCCGGAAGTGACGGAAACATAGCCGCTGGTGATGTTCGACATGGCGGCCACACCCGCAAGGATGCCCGTCGCCGAAACGGTGGTCGCCGTGACGCTGACACCGACGCGGCCCAGGACCGCGGCCGTACAATTGTCGCCGCCCGTGCCGTCGATGGTGACGGCTGTAGTCTGCGCCTCGAACGTGCCGAGCACTCCGGCATTGTCGTGCGTCAGGGTGGCGGCCTTGGTCACAAGCTGGCCCGCGACGCCGAATACTTCAGCATTGGAAATGATCGCGCCCGTCACCAGCATCCGGCCGAGAATGGACCGGACCATGGCCGCATTCGTAAGATCAGCCGTGACTTCGGCGTAAATCCGCAGGGCCGCGCTATTTGCCAGCGAGACCGCAAAGCCGCCGCCGGCGGCCGCGGACGCTACGAACTTCCCGACCTGGATCGGGCAGACCGTAACGGAATCCTCGTCGACGTAGAGGCCATAGCCCCAGTTGGCGCGAGTCGTGGCGTCGCTCCAGTTGGTCGTGTCGTACTTGCCGACGTAGAAGCCGCAGACTTTGCCCGTCTGCGTAATCGTGCCTTTGATGTCGGCGATTGCCGCGACGCCGGCCACAATATGATTCGTGTTGACGAGCGCAGTTCCGGCCGTGGCAAAGATGCCGCAGACGCCCGCACTGACGCCGTACCCCGCGAGGGTGACGGTCCCGGCCCCGGACTGCACTACTTCGAGCCGGCCGTTCACGCCTCCCAACTGCTCCTCGGAAAACAGGGCGTTGTAGAGCTTCGCCTGTCCCATCAGGCCCCAGATGCGGGCATGAATCGCCGCCTGAGAAGCCGTGACGAGGTAGCGGCTGAGAAATCCCCTGATGTCGGGAACCGAACCGACCGGGGTCTGGGCGTCGCCGCCGTCGTCGGCAAAGACCGAAAGGATTCTCGTGCGCTCCACGGCCGAGGTTTCGATGCCGTAACCGGCGGTCGTCGAGTTGAACTGCCCGAACATCACCTGACCGGTCTTGCCGGAATAAACGATGTCCGATAACTTGCGTCTCCATTCAAGACCCATATATGCGCCCTCCTTGAGCGCTAATGCGCGGAATCGCGCAAACCCAATATGGTTTTCACGTCATCCAGGATGCCCGCCTTCGCCATGATGATGAGGCCGGCGTTGTATTCTGCGATCATGGCGGGATTGTCCGGATCGAGCGTCACGCCGAAATGCGTCGTGCGCAGGATGTCGGCGAGGACCGCCTGCCCGACCGAAGTCTTGAACAGGAAACGGTACTTGTCGCCGATGTCGTCGGCCGCTTTCGGTCCCATCAGATCGAATTCGCCTTCCATGCTACCCGGCTCCCGCCGTCTCCTGCGTCTCTTCCGGATTCATGAGCATCCCCATGGGGCTCCCCGCTTCCGGCTTGTCCTTGCCCGCGCGCATGGCCTTGCTGATCGGCCCGAGGGCTTCCACGGCCTGTGCCTTCTGCTCCGCTGCGATCCGCTGCTGCCGGATGGCGGCAATCTGCTCGTCGCTCCGGACCAGATGCGCCGGGAAGCCGGAACTGTCGAGGGCTTCGATCACGGCGCCGTCCCAGTCCACCATGTCGAGAGCGGTCGGGGACACGGCGGCGATCTGCGCCACGAGCGAGATTCCTGCCTGTATGGAACGGGATTTGCTCAACCGCACCTGCGCCTGGGCGAGCGGCCCGAGGTACTGGATTTCGATCCGGCCGCCCGCGTAGTCCTGCAGGATCGGCGGTGGCTCCGGCATCCGGCCTGCCCGCATCTCGATATCGAATACGCGGTCATGGATCGGGTCTAGGGCTTCCGACTGCAGCATGCCGACCCGGGTGCCGAGGACGGCCGCCTTTTCGCCCATCATTTCGATTACCTGAGTGGCCGTGAGGTCGACCTTGTTTTCCGCCGCCATTGTCAGCATAAGGAAGAAATCGACGGCGAAATGATCGCGGATAACCTTGTCCGTCCGGTCCTGCTGGTCGACGCTGTAGGGAAGCTGAATGCCAGTCACGAGCGGGCGCGGAGCCCATGCGGCAAGCTCCCGGTCCATGAAGGTCTGGCCCTTCGGCCCCATCTGGATCTGGCCCCGGAGATCGGAGGGCGCGATCATCGGCGGCTCGACCATCTTCTGGCCGGCGATCAGGTTGCTCCGGCCCTGCTCGTTGGCCTTGAGGATATCCACGAATGCGTCCCACGCCGGGCTGCGCCCGTACCACTCGTCGTTATTCTTGCGCCAGCGCCAGGTGACGGACGGCATCCAGTCGTAGCCGCTTTCTTCGATCAGTTTCGATCCCTGCTGATTGCCGTCGATCGCGCTCCGCAGGATCCAAAGGGACGCGATGCGCTTCGCCCTGCTGTCGTAGCGATCCGGGCTGTAATCCTTGCGCGGATACACGGCGTGGATGACTTCGCGCTCCTGGTGGAAGTTGTCTTCATAGGCTTTCTCGAAATTGCGGTCGAGCGCCTTCAGACGGTCAAGCCCGAACTTGTCAGCGAGCTGCCGGAGCGTCAGGCAGTAGACGCGGTAATTCGTGTCGACGCGCCCGTACTGGTCTTCGGCGATGAAGCACTCGCGGAAGTGCGGCACGGTGAACATGACGCGGCCCTGGCCGACATCCTCTTCGGCCACGAGATGAGACGTGCCGATCGTTGCCCCGTCGCGGATAAACTCGGTCACGATGTCATAGAAATTTGATCTGCCGAACGCGCTATACTGCACCTCCTCGCAATAGTCGAGCCAGCGGCGTACTTCGGGATGACTGTCGATGGGCTGGCCAGTCCAATTGCGGCCGCCGATGGAGCGCGGAAAGTTGAACTTGCCCGGGATGCCGAATTTGAACCAGCGGATATTGCGGCTGCAGAGATAGCCCACCATGCCGTCGACGAGCATGTTGCTTGCGCCCATCGCGGAGCCGTCGTAGACCGATTCCCCGGTCTTCTGGCCTTTATTTTCCTTGCCGGCGATGCTGCGCCTGCCGTGGTTCACGAACTTGATGATATTGTCGATCTGAGGTTCGAAGGGCGAACGGATATCCTTTAGGTAGCCGAGGTTCTTTTCGCAGTCTTTTGCTTTGTTCTCGTCGCTACGATTGTCCGTCAACTTATCCCCCAAGAGTCGCCTTGATGGTCTGCGGCGGCGTACTCACGCCGAGCGGACCTGTGAGAATCGTGCTCGCAGCTCCGCGCCTCTGCCGCAACAGCTGCGCCTGGGCATATGCGGCTTCAAGGGCCTGTCGGCTTTGTTCGGACTTGCTCGGCGCCGGGCTCCCGGGAGCTTCCGGAGCGCCTTTCGCCAGACTGTAGATGCTCGTGCCCGCGGCGAAAATCGCGGAGGCGGCCATGATGAAGGGCAGGACTGGAGCCATCAGACGGCCACCTCCAGGCCATAAGTGAGCGGGTTATAGGCTTCGCCGCGCGCTGTCAAACGTGAAACACGCGGGTCTGTGTACTTGACTCCGGTCAGCGTCAGGCGGTAGAGATTCTCGCAGAAGTGGTCGTTTTCCTTCTTCGGATTGCCGTCCTCGTCGTAGTTCCACCGCTGCATTTCCCAGACCGTTCCTTCGTTCGGGATCTTGTTCACGAGCGACCGGAAGAAAAAAAGCGATGGACGGCCGTTGACGCCCGAAAGCATCTTCTCGACGTTTTTGATGCCCGATCCCTTGTCCTTGCTCGCTGTCTCCAGCCTGATGCCTGCCCCTCGCAGCCGTGTCTCGATCGTCGTGTAAGAATCGTCGATCTGGATCCCCATGCGCTTGCTATACTGGGTGTCGCCCTTGCTCAATGGGTCGATGAAAGCCCGCTCAATGCGCCAGCAGTCGTCGCTTTTCGTCTTACGGATGATCCGATCGGCCACTTCCTCGGCCGATTCGTTGACCCATGTTTCGTCGACCAGATACCACATGCCGTGAGGATCGACGGCGTAGTAGCTCACGGCGTGGGGCTTGTTCGTGTGCCAATCGATCATGGCGACTACAGGCCAGTCCAGAGGGACCGCAAACGGGTCGATGACGTGGACGTTGGTCCGGAATCCCTTCCAGATCAGGCCGACCAGGTTGAGCCACCCGCCGTAGAGACGGGCCACCTTCTCGTCTTCGAGCAGCTTCGAGGCGTAAATCCTGATCGCATCTTCGCCCAGCGTCGGGTTGTCCGTCATGGGGACGTCGGTCACGCACGAGAAACTCGGATCTGTATTCCTGACAATCTCATCCAGGATCCACGACTCCCGCACGGCCGTCATGGTCATGAGGAAAACCCCGTTGCGGCTGATCAGCCCCCGGCTGTTGGCAACATACTTGTCATGGCTCGTCGGCTCATCGGCCCATACAAGATCGCCCTTCCAGCTTTCATGCAGTTTCGTATCCTGGGCGTTGGTCATGATCTCGATCGTGCTGCCGTTTTTGAACTGCCAGAAAGCTTCTGTGCCGATGTTGTTCTTTTTGATCGTGTACTGGCCCACGGGCAACCACTTCTTCAACTCCGGGATGATCACCTTGTCGGCGTGGTGCTCGTAATCCTCGCAGACGATCCTGACAGATATCGGCTTGTCCCCGAAAATCGTAGGCCTTTTGTCCCACGGCTGAATCCCGAGACACGCCGCGCCGGTGAATACCGCGCCGAACACCGTCTTCCCGATCTGATTCGCCCCCTGCAGCAAAACCGTCTTCTTCCCGGCATTAAGATATTCAAGGGCTTTCGCCTGATGCGGAAACGGCTCGAAAAACTCGATCAGGTGCGTCTCGCGGTAAAGTTGCTTCTCAGCCTCGAACATGGAAATCTTCAGCTTTTCCTGTGAAAGCATCTGCTCCAACTCTTCGAGGCTCAAACTCTTCAGATCGATCAAGGATTCAACGCCTTCCGTGAGGCAATCTCCGCCTCGATGGCCGACAACTTATCCGCCGACTCCCCTTCTTCCCTCAGAATATGGGCATAGGTGCTGATGTTCGCCGTCGACTGCCCACGTTCCAACCTCTCCTTGTCGTACAGGATTCCGAACATCACCGACAACTCCCTCACGCCTGCCTTCTTCAACTTCTCCGGACCCAGGTTCTCCAACACTTGAAACTGATGACTCGCCAGGATGTCGGCACGCTTCTCCTTGAACTTCTCCACCACATCCGATTCCAGCGTCATCCCGAGCGCATTCAGCCTGATTTTGACGTTGGCGGCGGTACACCCAAGTATCTTCCCGATCTGAACGTAGGACAGTCCCTTCTCACGCAGAACGATCAACTTGTCCAACGGAATCATCTGATCGGCGCGGGGCCGCCCTATGTGACGCGGAGTTTCAGGCTTGCGTGTCGAATATCGGGCCATTGGAATTCTGTAGATACAGGGGGAACCGTGAAAAGTGAGGCCGCCGGCCTCTAAATGCCCCCTCCCCCCTCTCCGGAATAGTGGTTCCTGATCAATCCTACGTTCACGGAACATGCCTTATTCTGATAATACCCTATTATGTCACCTTCTAATGTACCTGCAATCACTGGTATCATTGCATTTAGCCTACATTCATGATTCTAATGTTCTGGTTGTGGTGTTTTTGAGTGTCACAATCGGTCCCTAGAGACCACAAGGCAGGATCAGCCTGATATCCCAGCTCTGGAGCCGGGTGCCCGTAACTGTTGGCGTTTCCGGATCCCACAATATAATAGGAACGGTTGTTTATCAATTCATCACCCTGCTTGCCGGCAAGCACCACCTAACCTCTCCTCTGCCTGAACCCTGCCGGCACTGAGTGACCGATCCTTGATCGCCGGCCCAACTCCTCGGCGCACCTCTTAACGGTGTTTAGATTGTTCGAGGTGTGGCGGATATACCTGAGATAGTCATCGGGCACACTGACGATCTGCTTACCTTTATACAGACCGAATGGGAAGCGCCAGGCGTAGGCGGAAACGTCGATGTCCTGGCGGATGGAGCGATTTACCGATGCCGGGCTGGGTTTTGTTGGGTGAACGGGAAATCTTGGATTATCCACTTGCGGACTCCCGGCATTCTTACCTGGGGACACTCCATCTCATCATCACTGCCGGGCTTCGGGATTATTAAGGGTTAGATCGCACATTCAAGTCAAGCGGAATCTATCAGTTGCCTGAAAATAGTTTCCAGAAGTGTCCAAATCTGGGTAAATATGTCCAAATCTGGGTAAAAACGTACAATTCCATCTACTATGTAAATCGGGCCTTACACTTTCCCATTTCCGCACAGTTTTTGCCTTACACTCACATCTATTGTATCCATTGCATTTGCAGCACACTTTAAAATCGAGTGTAAGGCAGGGTTTACAATTGGCTACTGGACAAACATATCCGATTGTTGCAATCATTGTAGTTATTTGTAAGCGCTCATTGGCACGGTAAGTGCTTATAGAAGGGCAGGAGGAAACGGACATGAAATCAAAGAAATACATCCTTAGGAACCAGTTGGGGCAATTCTGGACTGGTTACGGGTGGTCTAGTGAATATCCTGACGCTCTCATATTCACCCGCAAAGAATTGCGTGCCGCAGAGGACAAGGCATCACTGCGGGCAGTTCGTCTCATCATCGAATCGGTAGAGTAGCCTGATCCCTCATCCTTGCCCCATGCGTGGGGCTGGGAATGTTGGATGCGGGCTAACCCTAAGAGGTAAGTCATGAGAGACGAGACTTTAATCACGGCAATACAGGACATCGGCGGAATCAGCCGGAAGCGTATCGACCGCTCCGGCCTACTGTCCGAATGGCTGGAGCTGCCCGGCGCCGTCCGGTCGCAAGTCTTCAGGACGTCCAGCACACAGGATCCTGACGAAGTGGCGGCGCAGCTCCGGGAAGCCGGATACCCCGGAATCACAGATGGCGACTGCCTACTCCAATGGCTGCTTGATCCGAGACGGCGCGTGCTTACCAGCAAGGATGCCGGTCTCGTCAAGGAGTACGAAGCGGAAATCGAGCGTCTCAGGCGCGAAGTCGAGGAGTTGCGCTCAAAGCTGGAAAAGTACGAAGGCACGGATTTCGAGATAGATAAGCTGGACGATGAAACCGATTTCCATAAAACGATGGCGAGCGCCGGCGGAAAGGCAAGGGCCAGACGCCTGACGGCCGAGCAAAGATCAGCGATTGCCCGCAAAGCGGCAGAGGCGCGTTACAACAAACCGGCAACACAGGAGTTATGTGCATGAAAACCATTGAAGAACTACACGAAGAAATGATCGAGGCGCAGACCCGGCAGCGCCGGGCGATCGGGCAGATGATCGCAGAGAAGATCATGCAAGCGCCCGACTGCCGGACATCCAAACGTGAACTGCTCGGGCTGAACAAAAAGCACAAGACCACAGAGCTGCCCTTATTCGAGCCCAAAACGCTTTTCTAGCTATCCCGGAATCCCGGGAAATGGCGGCACTCAGGCCGCGAGGAGGAAATCATGCGAATCGTCAAAGTCACGGTAGTCCAATTCGACAAAGCCATTGCTAGGTACGAAATCCCGGAGATGTGGCTTGTGGGCGCTTGCTACACTCGGGAACACGACGGCATGGACCCGAAGCAGGCGCTTGCATCGGCCATCCAGCACTATCACGAGCAGGAGCTGATGGCACAGGAGGCGCAATCATGAAATGCCCCCACTGCGGACAGGAAATCGACGACTTGACCGTCGCGCACCACATGGCGTCACGGGGCGGGAAGTCAACATCAGAAGCCAAGCGCGCAGCTACCCGGCGCAACATCGAGGTTGCGCGGGAGGCGCAGAAACGGCAGAGGGAGGAAACGAAATGAGCCACACACTGGGACCGTGGCGCATACGCCACAATGGAACGCACGACGGAGACCGCACAATCACCAGCGCCACAAGAGATATTGTCCGCCTCGATGGCGGTATCAATGATGATTCCGAGACCTGCGCCAACGCTCGCCTGATCGCAGCTGCGCCGGAGCTATTGGAGGCGTGCAAAAATGTAGTGTGGAAATTGTCTCATGGAGGAGATAAGGGCAAAGGCTTTGAGATGAACACAATCGACCTGAAAGATGCAGTTGTCAGACTATGCGAGACAGCCATCGCAAAAGCCGAAGGCAAGTAACCGCACCACACCCCGCATCACAGCCGCATACGGGGCGGTGAAAGCCGCCCCTATCCTTCGCATGTATCTCTCATCGCGCACTTGGCGCACTCGGTCCCGATCAGCCGGCAGACTTCCGACCGCGGAATCCGCTTCCTACCGCGGAATGGCACGGTATGGATCTCCCGAGCCCTGATCATGGCATAGACCGTTGACCGGCTAATGCCGAGCGTGCTGCTGGTTTCGCTGATGGTGTACAAGCGCTGAGTCATAGGCATCCAGGTTGATCGCGGGAGCCTGCAAGCATTCTGAAGGCTCAGGCCCCCGCTTCTGCCCGACGTGGGCAAGGTCAATCCGTTTCCTTCGGTTCCAGCATGTCAAGCCAGTCCTGCACGTTGGCGGGATTACCGCCGGCCGCCAGGTATGCGGTCACGAATGCCCTGCGATCCTGGTCACTCATGCCCGGAGCGGGCCTCCATGGCTTGGACGATCTCCCGTTCAGTTGCCGTCCACTGCTCTGGGGGTTTGAGGCGGATTTCGGCGGCCCGCCCTTCCCATCCACCTGATTCGGCATTGTTGGCTCCTACGGTGTCGGGTTTGTAGACAAGTTGTTTTCGTGGCATTGGCGGCGGATCGTCTTCCCATCTCCTCTGATTCAGCCATGTAGCCGCATGAGGGATCGTGTTTTTGTCCTGCCATTGAACCGACTGGGCCGCCTCAGTCAGCCAGGGAATCCAAGACTCGACTAGCTCTCGCGTAGCCTTGAGGCGAAGGAATGTCTTGAATGCGTGCTTCTTCGCCTCGTGCCTCGGGTAGTACTGCCAGAAAAGCGCAAACAGCGCCGACTGTTCGTTCCCGTTGTCCCACTGGGGGACTACAGGGGGAGTATTAGAAGATGCAATAGAAGATGAAGAAGAAGAGTTGCCTATTGGTACCACCACCCTTGGTACGGTGCTTGTACCACCCTGTTGAGGGTCCAGGCCTTTTCTATGCTTGCGCTTGTGGGCGGATCTCTTACCACCTAGCGCACTTTTCTTCCTCCATTCCTCTTGTTTTGCGCGTTCGACTTCGAGCCGCGGATGAAGCAAACGTGTTGTATCTGCGGAAGGGTGGTTGAAGCACCCTGTTACCAGTTCGGACGGGACTACACCCTTGCATAATCGGGCCAGCAGTTGAGGGTCGGACGGGATACTGCCCTCGCGCCAGCAGAACGAAATCAGCCGGCAATAGCAGCCCTCTTCTTCCATCGTCATCAATTGCACATTTTCGTCTGCTAGGTACTCTGCGGCATACCACTGGAACGCTGGGGATTGTTCCTTCGACATGAACCCTCTGCCTTATGAACCTGATTTCCCCGGTTGAGGCCGGGTTACTGCTTGCTGCACCTGTCGAAATGAGCCGTGAAGCTCGGGTCAAATATCGGGTGAGGGCGACAGAACAATCCACGCGCAACCGTTGTTCTGCTGCCTGAGTGACCATGCCTCAAATTTCTTATTGTCCACAATGGCGCGTTGTAATTGGTCCTTCGTCCATTCGACGTGCGGACAACCGACTTCGTGCCACCAATCCGTTGGGTGGAAACGGCAATTCCACATTGGTTCCTCGGCGTCAATAGCCTTTCTTATTTCGTCCACATTCCCCCCGTCAAATTTGTACCCTCACTCATCCTTCGATAGGCGGTTTTATCGGGACACGCGTCCCGCAAACATCGGCAACCACACCGTCTCTACGACCGTCCGCACGTCTGCCGTGCGCAGCCGCAGGAGTTTCGCAATCTCTGCCGGCGTGAAGCCGTCGTCGAGCAGGCGGAGGATTCTAGACGTGCTTCCAGTTATGGCCCCGGAGGACGTGGTAGACGGCGCCCGTACTGACGCCGATCTCTTGCGCGATATGTTTGACTTTGATGCCATTTGCTTTCATCTCCCTGATGAGACGGACTTTTGAGGGGTTTAGTTTAGCGTTCCAGCGGTTCTCTCCGCGGTGGCCGCGAGCTACGGAATGCTGAATGTTGTGGGCTGAGGTGACATATCGGAGGTTGCTGGGGCGATTGTTGCCTCGGTTGGAGTCTTTGTGGTCGATTTCCATCCCAGGAGGACATGGGCCGAGGAAAGCATTGGCCACGAGCTTGTG